TTCCACCTACAAACCCTACACCAGAAGATTCAATGGAAAAAATTATGTACCGATCTGGTCAACGTAGTGTCGTTGAGTGGGTCATTAAATATATGGAGGACAATTAAGTGGCTGTACCTGATATTAGAAGTCTTTCTGCTTATGACCTCAATAAGATCCAACAAAGCCTTAATCAATATAATAAAAGTTTAGAAGGAACCCCACGCCCTGGCCTCGGTCGTGGTCCTGGGTTTAGAAGTATGACTACTGCCAACCGAGAAAGAGCAGCACGGGAACCTTTTAAATCAGGTGGTACATACGGTATCGAAGATGAATACCGTTATATGGTTTCTCAAGGTTTTAACCCTAAGTCCATGCAAGTTTCTTCTCAAACTGAAGCTAAGCCTGAAGCAAGTGGTGAAACCTCTACACCAAAACAAACTGAGGTAACTGCTAACATACCTGAATACAAACCACAATTTGACACCAGTGCTTTTGAAAAACAAATTAGTGGTCTTAACGAACAAATCAGTAACCTGACATCTGGGTTTCAAACACAACTGGAAACCATTACATCGCAAATGCAACAAGAACGTGCGGATGCAACAAAACGCATGGAAGAAATGCAAGGTAACTTTGCACAAGCGTTAGCTGCACGTGAATCTCGTCCCCGTGTTGAAGGTATCCGCACACCTAATAAAGGTACTGGTGGAGCTACTCAACAACAACTACAACGTCGCGGTGTAAGTGGTACTTTTGGTCGTAGTGGTGATCGTCTTATGAAAATTTCTGCACTTAATGTATAATGTCAGCACGTACACGATATGATTATTTAACTAGCGACCGTTCTCAATTTCTTGAAGAAGCACGTCAAGCATCAGAGCTGACACTTCCATACTTGATTCGTGGTCATGAGGAATACACCATGGGCATGAAACAGCTTAAGACACCATACCAAAGCGTTGGGGCGAAGGGATGTGTGACGCTAGCATCTAAATTGATGTTGGCGCTACTCCCTGTTCAAACCAGTTTCTTTAAATTGCAACTTGACGAAAGTCAGTTGGGTCAAGACTTTGGGCCACAAATTAAATCCGAACTTGATTTGTCTTTTGCAAAGATCGAACGTATTATTCTAGAATCAATTGCAGCATCTGATGACCGTGTTGCGGTGCATCAAGCTTTGTTGCATTTGGTTGTAGCAGGAAACGCTATGATCTTTATGAGCAAGAATGGATTGAAGGTTTACCCTTTGAACCGCTACGTTGTGGATCGGGATGGTAACGGTCAAGTAGTTGAAATAATTACAAAAGAACGTATTTCAAAACGAATCCTTCGGGATCAATTGCCTAAAGATTTTTTTGCTGACACAAAAAGTGTAAGTGAAGAAGGTAGTTATGCTGACGACATTGATGTTTTTACACACGTCAAGCGTGACAACAATAGGTTTATTTGGCACCAAGAGGTGTCAGATAAAATTATCAAAGGGTCACAAGGTAAGTCACCAATTGACAACACACCTTGGATTCCACTTCGATTTAATACTGTAGACGGTGAAAGCTACGGTCGTGGCAGAGTCGGTCAGTTTATTGGCGATCTCAAATCTTTAGAAGGTCTAAGCCAGGCATTGGTTGAAGGCAGTGCTGCAGCCGCAAAGGTTGTGTTTACTGTCAGTCCGTCTAGCACAACCAAACCTAGTACACTTGCAGCCGCAGGTAACGGTGCAATTATTCAAGGTCGCCCTGATGATGTGGGTGTTGTGCAAGTTGGTAAGACTGCAGACTTCCGTACTGCTTTTGAGATGACACAAGTATTGGAACGTCGTCTTAGCGAAGCGTTTCTTATTCTTAATGTCAGGCAATCAGAACGTACAACTGCAGAAGAAGTACGTATGACACAAATGGAACTGGAACAACAACTTGGTGGATTGTTCAGTCTGCTGACTGTTGACTTCCTTGTTCCTTATCTTAATCGCAAACTCAGCGAAGCACAACGTAAAGGTGAGATTCCACGTATTCCTAAGAACATTGTTAAACCAACAATCGTTGCTGGTGTCAATGCACTAGGCCGCGGCCAAGATCGTGAAAGTCTTGGATCGTTCCTTACTACACTGGCACAGACTGTCGGTCCAGAATCTATTGCTCAATTTATTAACACTGACGAAGTCATCAAACGTCTTGCTGCTTCACAAGGAATTGATGTACTGAATCTTGTACGTTCTATGGAAGAAGTACAGGGTGAACGTCAACAACAAATGCAACAACAAATGACGCTTGAACAACAAAAGCTTAGTGTTGATGCAATGAAAACTCCCATGATGGATCCTGCAAAGAATCCAAATTTGGCAGAACAACCACCTGAAGAAAATCTACCCACCTAATTATGGCTGAAGTAATGTCTATGATCCCGGAAGAAAATGGTCCGGGTGAATTGAATGCAGAAGAACAAGACTCCCTGCAAGTAGGCGAAGAGCTTGAAGCACAGCATGAACAGATGCTGGCTGGCAAATACAAAAACGCAGAAGAACTTGAGTCTGCATACCTTGAACTACAAAAGAAACTTGGTGCTGATGGTGAAGAACCAGAAGAACAAGTAGAAGAAGAGGAGCAGTCTGAAGAAACTGACAGTGATTTGTTTGATCGTCTTTGGGAAGGTGAACTAAATGATGAATTTAGTGACGAGTTGCTTGACGAACTAAGCAATGCTAACCCTACTGACCTAGCACAGATGCACCTTGACTACCGTCGTCAGATGGAAGCAAATGCACCTGAAGTCATGACTGAAGAGACTGCAACGCAGCTTAAAGATATGGTTGGTGGTCAACAAGAATACACAAATCTACTTGGTTGGGCAAAGGATAACTTTACCGAGCAAGAGATTGAAATGTATGATTCAATCATGGAAAGCGGTAACACGCAAGCTGCATTTTTTGCTGTCCAAGCTTTGGCCCTTCGGTACCAAGATTCAGTGGGTACTGAAGGCGAGCTGATTCAAGGTCGTGCTGCTACGGATTCAACACAAGGTTTCCGTAGTCAAGCTGAACTTGTCAATGCTATGAACGATCCACGGTATGAACGTGACGCTGCATACAGGAACGACATTATGCGTAAGCTCGAACTATCCGACATTGATTTTTAACCATGCCTTACGGACCTGGAACATATGGCTCCAAAGTTGGACGCCCTAAAAAGAAAAACAAAAAATTGTCGCCTAAGCAAAAGAAAATTGCTAGCATGGCTGGTGACAAAATGAAGATTGAAAGTTCTGATCTTGCTGCCTTGCGTCGTCGTCGGGGGATGGGCAAGTGAAAAAGCATCGCGTTGACAAAAAAGCTTTTGGTAGTAACTTCACTGCCAATTTGATTGATAAGAACACGATTGATATTAACTCTCACAGAAAAAACGTAAGGACTGAGAAGTTGCAACGTAAAGGTACAAGCACTACCAATCCACACGAAAAAGATACTTTCCTTCGTCGGACAGGTCCCCAACTACCTTTAGCAAAAAAGAAATCTAAAAAAAAGTATGGCTAAACCTGGACTTTACGCTAACATCCATGCTAAGCGGAAACGCATTGCCGCTGGCAGCAAAGAGAAGATGAGGAAGCCGGGCTCTCCTGGAGCACCGACTGCTGCCAATTTTAAACGTGCTGCTAAAACCGCCAAAAAACGTTACGCCTAAAATGAAAATTATTGCACTTCTGCCCGCAGCACTTATTGGTGTTGCAGCCCCCGCCATTGCCGGACCCTACGTGAACGTAGAAGCCAACTCTGGTTTCGCCGGTTCTGACTATGGCGGCACTGTAATCGACAACCACGTTGGTTACAAAAAAGACAACTGGTACATCCAAGCCGGTCCCGCGATTGTATCGCCTGATGGTGGTGACACTGAACTTGAATTCTCTGGCAAAGTCGGAGGTTCTGTCAGCCTTTCAGACAACGTGTCTGCATACGGTGAAGTGTCATTTATGACTGCTGACAGTGACAACAATTACGGTACAAAGCTTGGCTTCACTTATGACTTTTGATTAGACTCAAGCCGTACGTTCATCCCGTTATTGGGACGCAGGCTGCCTACTCATGGAACGGGGGGTAGGTTTAATTTGAATCTATCATGTCTCAAGTTGAAACTCGTCAGCGCATCCGTGAACAGCAAGCACAAAAAAAAGAAGTTGTGCTTAAGTACCGTGGTGTAGCTTACATCCTCAAGCGGACTATTAAAAACTAAATACAAAAGGCTTTCCACAATTGTAAAGCCCGAAGGAACGGTTTAAGGGGTGGGTGTTCGGAAAGCTCCCACGCCTACACATAACTTATATTTATTATGCCACATCAATCAAGAAAAGTTAAAGCTGCTGTCACTAAAATGGACCCTGCTCCAGTAGACAATGGTGTAGTTTTCAAGCGTTGTGGTCACTGTGGTGATAAAAAACCACAATGTCGCAAACAAAAGAAGTGTCTTAAAGGACTTCTGTAATAGCTTGGGGAGCACCTCAGAGTCGGACTCCCCTTGCATTGGCGTTGGCCTTCTACGGAAGACACCCTTCGCCGTCTAGACGGTGGGATAGACCACAAAAATTTTTTTTATAATCCAAACGTTTGGAGACTGCTTATACACTTTACATTTTTAACAAATGGCACATCAGTCTTCTACACTGACCACAAGCCTTACACGGCCTGGTCAATCTAACTCTGCGGGAGACGCCCGCGCTCTCTATCTGAAGTTGTTCAGTGGAGAAATGTTTAAAGGTTTCCAGTACAATGCAATCGCTCGTGACTTGGTCATGAAGCGTACCCTGAAGAACGGCAAATCTATGCAGTTCATCTACACGGGTCGCACCACTGCTGAATTCCACACCCCCGGAAACGCTATCCTCGGTAACTCCGATGGTGCACCTCCGGTGGCTGAAAAGACCATCACGGTTGACGACCTGCTTATCAGCTCGGCTTTCGTGTATGATCTTGACGAGACCCTGTCTCACTACGATCTGCGCTCTGAGATTAGCCGTAAAATCGGCTACGCTCTGGCTCAGAAGTATGACCGTTTGATCTTCCGTGCAGTCACCCGTGGTGCACGTGCTGCATCCCCGGTCACTAAGACTAACTTTGTTGAGCCCGGTGGTACTCAGATTCGTGTTGGCGCTACTACCAATGCTTCTGATGCTTACAACGCTCAAAACCTGATCACTGCTTTCTTTGATGCCGCTGCTGCGATGGACGAGAAAGGTGTGTCTTCTGAAGGTCGCGTGGGTATTCTGAACCCCCGCCAATACTATGCACTGATCCAAGAGGTCGGTAACAACGGTCTGATTAATCGTGACGAG